TGGGCTCCTTGAAAGGAGCCCACTACCCACTCGGCCAGGGAACTCCTCTTTGAGATGATCTGTGAGTATCGCCAGTAGAGTGCGCTGCTCAGCCGTCAGGCGCGGCGCGGGCGGGGTCGGGTCAGGCATCGGTCAGTCCTTTCGCTCACTAAACGCAAGGGCACGCAGCGCAGACGCGGACGGAATCCAGCCCCGAGCTTCACACATATCGGCCGCTTCAAGAAGTTCTTCGGTAGTCGGCTTCGCAGCCCCGCCCGCTGGTCTGGACGGGGCTGGGGTCGCTGGCGGCTCGGCCTCGTCGGCGCGGAGCAGGGCGAGCACATCACGCAGGAGCGCCTCTAAGGCAGCATCGCTCAGCCCATAGTAAAGGGCCTCCCCCAGCCTCTCCACGAGCGCCTGCCGCTGAGCATGGGTCATCGGGTCGGCTCCTCTCGTCGTCCCGAGCGTCGTGGCATCGCGGCGTGAAACACCTGTCCGCGTTCCGCACGACGATACTCACCGTCTGGATGCCCAGGGTGGTAGTCCGCGATCCAGAACCGGGTGTAGACGTAGCGCCCGCGCTCATCTGGGCCGCGATGCACGGCAATGCGGTCTCGGCTCATGTCGTCGGATCCTCTCGCGTCAATAACGCTTCGAGCTTCTTGATGATCCTCTCCTGCCGAGCATGATGCTGAATAACTGGGCCCCAGTACGTACCGTCATCGCGCTCATTGAGAAACAACGCCAACACGTGATCGGCCTCGACTCGCGTCAGCACCAGAACCACCTTGTTGCTCATTCTGTCGTCGGCTCCTCTCGGGTGGCGCAATTCGAGTAGTGCTGAACTTGCTCAGGCCCAATGACCGACACCGCGTGACACCGCGAACACTCCCACGATTCAGAAATCGGGCCAATACGCTTCTTAACGACTGGCTCCTCTCGGGTGGCGGCCAGCGCGGCTTTGCAGGCTTCCGCAATCAGCCGCTCAGCGCCCTGTAAGTCCCCGTTGAAGACATCATGAGCATCAAGCCACTGACGAATCGTCCAACACTCGCTCTTTTCATCGCCCCTTGCTGCTGTGTAGATGGCCTTCAGCGCCTCCCGCAGCGCCCGCTCTCTCGCTTCGGCCTGAGACACGTGCTCAGCGAGTCGCGCAGCCGTGGCCGTCATGTCGTCGCACTGCGCCTCATCAATCCGCTGCTTCGCTACCGCTTCGTCCCGCTCGGCTTCGGCCTGCTCGGCGCGCTCCTTCACCCGCGTTGCCGTGGACACGAATTGATTCAGTAGGGCAAGCTGCTCCGTCGTTAGGCGTTCGCTCATGGCTGCTCCTGCGGTGGGGCGGGCCACGTCACGGGCAACAGCCACGGATCGATGACCTCAAGCAACTTACCAATGTCTCGGCCGTCTGACTCCTCGAATCGCTCGACGGCCTCGGTTAACTCGCGCCGCACCGCCAGCCGTTCCTCGTCCACCAACTGGCGCACGACGGGGACCAGGGCCTCCACGGCTTCCGTTTTCCCAGCCTCAAGATTATGTTGGTACGGTTGGCGGTTTCTGAAATAGGCGTCAGAGGCGCGAACAACTTCCATCATCGTGGCGTCGAATAGCCCATCGTAGAGCGCCTGCCGGATCGCCGCGTCTCGGTCGGTCATCGCTCAACCTCAGCGCAATCTACTAACCGCACGCCATGCTGAACACCTTGGTCGTAGCCGATGGCCCAAGTCAGGCCGAGCATCGCAACAATAGTTGCGCCGACGAGCACGCCTCTCCAAAACGTGTCAGTCATCGCGTCCCCCTCCGTCTCGGCGGCTCCACGCGGGCGTAGCGGGCCACGTTAAATCGGTCGTCGGGATTGCGTGCTGCCCAACCGTCTCTAACCTCTCGCGCAACATCGCGCGTAAGCCCGATGCCTCTGCACGGCTCCCACCGTCTTCGATTCTCGTCCCACATCTCCACCACCCACACGCGCGGCGGCTGCTTCGCCATCGGTTAGCCCCTCCCCTGTCTTTGTTCGCGCCTCAACATCCACGGCCCAATGACGAACCAGCCAAGCAGGCCACCGATCACGCCGCCGATGAACGCAATAAGCATTCAGCCCTCCTGCCCGACGCACGCGCCGGGCCTCGTTCTCCCGGCTCGATCCGCCTCCGCTACCTGCTTAAGCCGTCGCTGCCAGTCCGCCTCCGTGCGCTGGGCATGACTGGTGATGGCGTCGAGCAAGGCGGCAGCGGCCAAGTCCTCCACGTCGCGCTGGGTGCCGAGACGATCCGTGCGAGACATCAGCCCTCCCGGCAATCTCGGTCGAGTTCAGCCAACCGCTGTCGCGTCGGCAGTCGTGCATGAAACACTTGTCCGCGTTCCGACCGACGCTGCTCGCCAGCGAGATTGCCTGGAGGGTAGTTAGTGAGCCACAACAGCGTGTAGACATACCGGCCGTGACTATCAGGACCGCTATGGATAATCATGCGTGTCGCAGCGCCTGTTCTCATTAGTACGGCCCATCCTACTCGCGCACGCCTATCGCGACCATGCGGCCGCACCCCATACAGAACATCGCACGATTCTCCAGTGGCCCGCCATCCATGAACTCCCAATGACGCCCACATGATGTTGACCACGCTGATTCTGCTTCATTGTCTGGCGAGAGCCATTCACACGTCGTCTGGCGCTCGCGCAAGCGACGGACGGCCTCTAGTTCAATCTCACCGTTCATGCGGTACGTCCCGTGCCGTACGTAGACAAGCTGCTCCAGCCGCTCGGCTAGCTGCTCGTCGGTCAGGGCGCGGAGATCGTCAGTCGCCATGCTCCCCTGCTCCTCTCACGGTTGCTGTGGACGCGGGCCGGATTGCATCCGACTGTTGGATCACCTGCCTTGGCCTGTGGCGTAGTCTCAGGTCACAGGGTTCCCAGCGCCCTACGCGACTCTCTACTGAGGCTCTGCCCCTCAGTGCCGCGTCCACAACCTCACTGGCCCCCACTGCTCAGCCCTCGTCTGCCTTCGTGATGAGCCATAATTCACCGTCTCTGATGTCTGCTGCGATGACCGCTCGGCCGCAGTGTCCGTACTCGGCCATCCACAGCGGCGTGTCAGCATCCATCACATACTCGCCGCCCTTATAGCCGGTGAAGGTCGCACCGAGCGCCCTCACGGCTTCGGACAACAGCGTTCGCACTGTGACTTGATTCCGTGTTGGCGCAATCGATAGGTCTTCGTAGTATCCTCGGTAGCTGTCGAACAGACCAGGATGCCCGGACACGTCGAAGCGCACGCTCATGTCTGGATGACACCGCTGCAACTGCTCGATCAACTGACCGAGCTTTAGGTGGTAGCGCTTGCGCGTGTCGCGCATGGCGTTGAACAGCGCGTCACAAAGCTCCTGTATGCCCACGTTCAACCTCACTGGCCCCCGGAGGGAGCCGAACTGCTACTGCGCTCGCCCCAGGGCCTCCCCCAACGTGGCCGCGCAGGTCTGGGATACAGACGCACACTCCACACTATGCGCTGACCGCAGGCTCGGCAATGAGTGTTGAAGAACGTATCGCGCTTCCACACAATCTTGCCGTTGTGAACGCCGTCCATGTACTTCGGACCAAGCACTGGCTTTGATGGCGTGGCTTCATCGTAGCCTTGCTGTTCGCCGCAGTAGGGGCAGGCTGGACGCGCGACAGTCTTGGCTTGTGTCGTCATGGGCCGTCCCTCCATGCCATCCACTCTAAATCGCCATATGCCGAATGTCAAGCCCTTTCGACAGGGGCCAAAATCGTGCTATCCTGCCCCGGTATGGCCAAGATTGGTCGCCCGCTCCTGGGCAAGCACAAGCGCCACCCGCTCGCCGTGGTCACCGCCTCCCAGGCTGAGGCCAAGGCCCTCCGCAAGCTGGCTCGAGCCGCCAAACTGCCACTGGCCGCCTACCTGCGCCAGAAAGGGCTGGAAACGCCCTAGCCGCCCCTGAGCCGCGCAGAATACAGGCGCGGCACGAACATCCGGCATCGCTCATTCGCGAGCCCGTCCTTCGTCCGTGGAATCAGGAGGTCCAGAATGCTCTCGTCCTGATTGCACTCGTCGTAGTTGTCCAGCAGGTGCGCCAGCCAGACCGCGCAGCCGCTCGTGCCGTCCGGGCCATTCTGATGGACGCACCGACTGCAATACTGCGCTTCGTAGTCGCTGCCTGACGAGCCGTTCGGAAAGTAGCCCATACGCCCCTAGCCGCCCCTCAGCCACGCCATCGCCTCGTCAGCCGAGCGCAAGACCACAATCGGCCAACCGTCGTCTCTCAGCCGCTGCTGGGCCGTCCTGAGCTTCCCTGTGCGGGCCTTGCACTCGACCAGGACAACCTCGAACACCAGGGGCCTCAAGCTGTGCGGGGCATAGCGCAGCACCAGCAGATCCGGTGTCCCTGGCTCCGGCGACTGAATCCGGCGCACTCGGCAGCCGTAAGCCTTGAGCACGTCCACAATCTCGGCTTGCGTGCTGTCTGTGCGGGCGGCGCGTCTCATGGCTTCGCCAGATCCTTCCGCGTGCTCTGTTCGCCAGTCGCCCCGCATCCGAGACATCGGATCGTTCGGTTCACGCACCCGCCGCAGTCGCGCGGGTCGCCCAGGACGGCACGGCCCTTCCTGCTGCAACGCACGTAGATGCAGAGCGGCGAGGCCACTGTCTCCACGTCGGACAGGACGCCTTGCTGGCTCATGCGGTCGCTCGCTTTCGAATGGGCGTCGTGGCGCCTTGGTTCCGCGTGTCGAGAATCGCACCCGTCAACGCCTCGGCCATCGCGCAATCAACCGCGTTCCCGATCTGCTTGATCGCATCGCCTTTGTTGCCCGTGAAGACGTAGCCCTTCGGGAAGCTCATCGCCGCGGCCAGTTCGTGGGGCTGCAGCATGCGAAACTTGATGTCGAGGACGTAGCCGTTGACGACCGGCTGGACCAAGCCGAACCGATCGCGCGTCGTGATGGTGTCGATCGGCTGCTCCACCGAGTAGGCTTGGCCGGTGCTCGTGTACTTCGTCAGGAACGGCTCGGCAAGGCCAAAGACGTGCCCGGCCGCGGCGGTCACGGTCCGAACGGGCTGATCGACAGAGTCCACGGCGCCGTCGCCCATGTGCCGCGGAGGCACGATGAACGGCTCCACGAGCGCCACGGCGCCCTTCGCCGCGATCGTCGGCGCGGGCTCCTCAACTGTTCGCGCAACCCCGCCGGATTGCTGCTGCAGTACGAAAGGCTCGACAATGGCGAACCGATCGCCGCCACAGACCGTCGCGAGTGGATCCGCGACGGACCGACCACCGCGCAGATTCGGACCACCTGGCGTGACGATGAAGGGCTCGACAAGGCCGAACACGGGCGACGTCGGCACGACCGGCAGCGGCGCATTCACATCATGCGTCCGGGGCGATTGGCCCGCGCGCTCGGCGTGGTAGGGAATCAAGAACGGTTCGGCGACGCCGAGTTCCCCTCGGTTCGCAGCCGTGATCGTCGGCAGCGGCTCGTCCACCGATCGCTCGCGCTTCCGATCGCCATGCGTGACCTTAACAATCACCGGCTGCGCCAAGCCGACGTGCGTGCCCTCAGCGGTGAGCGCCGGCAGTGGCCCGTCGAGCGATCGCCCGGCCATGTGCTGCCGCAGAATAACCAGGAACGGCTCGAGTTCGGCCCCGCCAAATCGTCGCAGCCCTTCAAGAATCCGGCGCATCGTCGCCGGCTTGAGCGGCCGCGCCCGCGTGAAGATCGACTGACTCGGCAGCGACCAGTCGATGATCTCGCGCGCCGCGCGCCACTTCCGTGACCCACCGAAGAGCGTCGGCGCGCCGGTCTTCGAATGGGTCGGCGCCGGCCATGACGGCGCGACCTTGCCGCGGCGTGCCACGATGAAGAGCCGCCGGCGCGTCGTCGCCGCGCCGTAGTCGGCGGCGTTCAGGACCTTGCACTCAACGCGATACCCGTAGGATTCGAGCGCGGCAATGAACGCGCGGAATGTCTCGCCCTTCTGGTGCTTCAACGGCCGGCCAGTCTTTCCGATCGGCCCCCAGGTTTGGAACTCCGGCACGTTCTCAATCAGGACGTGCTCGACCGACAAGAGTTCGAGCCACCGCAGAATGTGCCACGCCGAGGCGCGCGACTGGTCGTTGATCGGCTTACCGCCTCTGGCTGTGCTGTGGTGGGTACACTCAGGCGCGGCGATCAGGATGTCGAGTTTCCCGCCCGGCACAGCAACCCGTGGGTCCAAAGTCTCAACGGGCGCGCAGAAATGTCGAGCCTCCGGGTGATTCCGCGTGTGCGTCTCCACGGCGATCGGCCAGTGGTTGACCGCGACCAGATCTACTGACTCCCGGCGTCGTGTGGCGGCCTGAAGCAGCCCGGTTGAGCACCCGCCGGCGCCCGCAAACAGATCCACGGCGCGGATCACGCGTCCCTCCCGGCGGCCCGGCGCTTCGCATCGACACCGCCAACCAGCTCATCGAACAGCATCACGGCATCGCCTTTCGACCAATCGCCTCCCGAATCTTCGCCATAAACGACTCGATACGCTCCGTTGGCACCGGCTCGAAGTCCGGCGCGCGCAACAGTCGAGCGCTGTCGCGTCGATCCTGCTCGAGCCGGATCTGTGCGAGCGCTCGTGCCCGAATCGCGCCGAGATCCGGCATGGCCGATTCGTACTCGCCGCGCGGATGGCTCCCCACGTAGCGGCATGCGCGCTCGACCGCCCAGGCCGGTAAATCCACCAGCCCGCCGAGATACGCCGCCGACTCCTCACGGCTCAGTTCTGCGCGTCGAACCGCCACGAGCCACGCGAGCCACTTCCCGATCTCCCGGCGATTCCGGCTCTCGTTCCGCGTCGTCCCAGGCATCGAGCACCTCCCGCATTCCGTCAATCGTCCGCTGGCCTTTCGTGGTGGCCGGCGACGGCCGACTGGCGCACCGGGCGTATTTCCCTTCGAGCACCTTCGCCCCAACGTCGGCCTGCAGCAGCCAGTCGAAGCTCGCCCGCCAGCCGCGATCGTTCTCGCCGCGACACCACGCCGATGCTTCGATCCCGTCGAGCACCGTCTGCCAGTACTCGGGCTGCGGGTGCTCGCGAAGACGGGCCCGGGCACGGCCCTGGCGGGCGCCTGACATCGGGATCAGGCAGCGCGGCAGGGGCGGCGTGGTGCGCGTGTTCCAGAGTTCCGCTAGGCCGACTGGACTGAGCGCCGCGTCCTTGTCGGGATCGAGATCCGATCCGTCCGTAGAGCCCGAAGAGGCAGAGAGAGAGGGAGAGCCACGCACACCCGCGCTTGCGCGCGCCCGCCCGCGAGTGTCCCCACTCTGTCCCCGTTGTGTCCGCTTTTTGTCCCTTTCCATGTCCCTGTGGGACAAGACGTCGGCGCGGGACGGGTTCCACTCCAGGAAGTCATGCACCAGATACCCGTCCGGGTGCTCGTGCCAGAGACCCAGCGCCACGAGACGGGCCGCATGGTGCAGCGCGCGCGTCAAGCCTGGGGCGAGTGTCGGCACAGCTTCTCTCGGAATGAATCCATCCGTCAGGTGGGCCCGGCAGTAGCAGATCCCGCAGAGCGCGAGCCAGCCGCCCAAGCCGGCGCGCACGACTTTCGGGTGCGACGGGAAGCGATCGTCCACCTTTAACCACGCCAACCAGTGCCCCCTTTCGTCACCGCTTCACGCTGCCCTGTTCCCGGACGGCTACCAGCTTCGGCTCGAAGCACGGCCAGCGGTCATCAGCCAGCACGTACACCTGATGCCGCCAGCACACGCCGTAGCGAAACGATTTGCGCTTCCATGAGAGACAGCAGCAGCAGGTCACACTACAAGCCTCCGGCATTCTCACTAAAGAACTGATCAAGGCACTCGAACACTGTCAGGCCATGGCGCGCTTGCACCCATGCACGCGAAAAAGTAGACAGGTGGCAGCGTACCAACGCTGTCGCCGCGTCGATGTCTTCAGTGATTTGGTGTTCATGCTCGGCAACTACAGCCACGGCAGGGGCTTTCGAGTTCGACACGAGATATGCCAGATGCAACCATTGCCCGGTTGTTGGCTCGGCCCCTTTGTGTTTGAACTCAACCCACGCGAACGCCCGCCCGCCCATGTCTACTGAACACCTGACACGATGCGCTGACAAATCCAAGTCCGTTGGCGTGATCTTTCCCCACCGTAGGCCGCGAAAGTCCACGAGTTGGCGGCCGGCATTCCGGTCGCGAATGGTTCCGCGCGGCTTCTCGGCGATGCTTTCCCAAGTAGCCACGAGCATTACCGACTGATGTCAGCGATCCAGCCAAACGCGCTGAAGTGCTCAGTAAACACTGAAACATTTGCGCCAGCGTAGAGCACCGCCTGGCCCTGTAGCGGTGTGGCGCTTTCCTTTGACGGACTCCAAAACCGAACCCGACCAGTGGGAAAACAGATCACTGCGGACACGTCCACAAGAGCCCGAAACCACTGAGTCTCCGTGGCGTTATTGACCAGCGCGCACGCCTGGGTGACGGTGCCTACACGAACGCTCTCGGCCAGCTTCTCGCAGAACGTAGAGATTAGCGGTTGCGCGTAGGGAGGATTCATCCACACGCGGCCGTCCCATTGCTCGGTGAGGCCGTCGTCGCTTTCGGTGAAGATCTGGGCGGCCTTCACAACGCGGTTGGCCGCGTCCGACGTGGCCGGGTCAAGATCGATCCCACCCATCACGATGCGCGCGGCTTCGATGTACTCGGCAGGCGTGTACCACTCGTTCTCGCCGCTGTTATGGCCGACGTGCGCGGTGGTGTCGAACTCCAAGAGCTTGCGGTACTTGGCGACAGCCTGCTCGTACGCCGTCTCGAACCGATCCGGATCATTGAGCTTCTTGCGCCAGCGCGAGATTGTCTGACGATCCGGCAGGCCGTTATCGCCGGCTCGAAAAGTGGCGTCACCGATCTGAGACGCCACTTTCTTACCGACGCCGCGGGAGCCCTGTTGCTTCTCCACCTGCGTATCCCACCAGAGCACGAACTCAGCTTGTGCCGTGAGCTTCGCGCGGATGGCCTCAGAGAGCTTGCCCGCGTCCTTGGCTCGTGCGTAGTGCTTCACGGCTGCCTCGGCGACGGCGATTGTCTTTAGGCCGCGCTCGGGGTTGTACTTCGAGAGTTTTCCTGCTGTCGGCTTCGCTAGCGCATTCGTCAATCTCGCCTCCTCGTTGTTCTGCTGCGTCACGTCCCCACCACCACACTGCCGCTCCGGCCCAAACTGGCCGTCACGGGCTGGCCCTGCCCATCCACGCCGATTCGCAGGATCGTCACCACCACGCGCGGGCCTTCACGCCACTCGATGGGCATGAGCAGGTAGCGCTTGTCGCCAGCTTGCAAGCGCATGGGCGGTGAGCCGGGACGGCGGTCGATGGTGGGCAGCATCGTCATTGCCGCTCGAAAATGGTCAACAGGCGCACGCGATGATTCGTCGAGCGCACGATGGTGATTCGGGCGGCGGTGCGCCACTCGCTTTTCCGGTGCATCGGCCAGACCGTATCGAGCCATGCGAGATGACCGCCTGCGTAGACCACGCGCGCGAGTGCCCGGATGACCTTGGCTCGGTTCACCATCGGCGTGCGGTAGCGTTCGGCATCGGCCGGCGTGTAGGGCGGATCGGCCAGCACCAAGTACCAGCGCCAGACGTCCTGACAGAGCGTGAGAATGTCTCCCGGGAACTCGCACGGCTGCGTCAGGTCACAGCGGTCATACGGTCCCTTCGGCACCGAGCCCGAGAAGGCGTGTAGCACGGCGTTGCCCACGTCAGGAAAGAGCGCCATCACGCGCGTGAGATAGTCCGGCGGATACTCCCCGTAGTAGCCCTCTTTCGCGCGGTAGTTGTTGCCCAGCACCCACGTGCCGTACAGGCAGTCGCCGCCGTTTTCCTGCACCAGCCGCAGGTGCGAGGCGGGATACTTCGGGAACGTGTCCGCGTAGGCGTCCGCGCGTTGCGCCAGCGTCAGCGCCATCACTGGCCCGCCTTCCGCCTGAACACGTCCACAGGCCCCTGCCGCGGCTGATACGCCCGGCCAGTCGGCGAGCTGTGCTTGGCCTTCGCCACCCCTGCACTGGCCTTCTGCTGGTCGTAGTGGCCTTCTGTCGTGCGTCTCGTGCCCGTGGGCTGCCAGGATGCATCGGGCGTGCGGCGTTCGCGGTAGCGGCGGAGCGCCAGCACGGCGCACAGGCCGAGACAGCAGACGGCAAGCAGGAGAGCGATAGCCATTAATTCACTTCGGCGACGAGGAGAACTCGCGCAGGGCTTGATGAAACTCCTCGTGTTCGCGGCGATATCGATACCCTACCGACGCGCCGCACCGACACCAGTAGTGCGTTCGGACAATCCGATGGCGCCAGAATCGTCGTATCTGATACAGGCGTTCACGCATCGCTCGGCTCCTCTCGGGTGGCGGCCAGCGCCAAGGCGAACCCGCAGTCGCTCCCGTGTTCCGTGCAGCCCGGCCGCAACTTCCCAGAATCACACCAAGGACACCCGAACGGCTCTCGCAGGATGGCGGCCAGCGCCTCCAGCAGCACCCGCTCTCGGGCTTCGGCTTGCTCGGCTCGCGTGAGCGGCCCAGACTGAAACTGCTCCGAACGATTGAAGGCATCCAGCCACTTGTCCCGCTCGGCCTCGTCAGCGCGAAGTAGGTCCAGCACGTCCTCAGCCAGATCGAGCAACTCACAATGCTCATTGTGCAGATTCACGATGCGCTCCAACCGCTCCACGAGCGCCTTCCGGTCAGCGGGTGGCATCAGTTAGTCCTTTCGCTCACGTGCTGCAACACAATGGTCGCAGTCACATCTTTCTGGCCACAACTCCGGTTCTTCCCACGGCGGAACGGCATTGTCACCGCATTGCGGACAGTACGTAGATGAGAATCTAAATCGATGGCCACATGCCGAGCAGCGGTCAGCCATCCAACAAATCTCATTCAGCGCCTCGGCGAACGCATCAGCCTCCTCGCGCGTCAAGCCCTTGCACTCCACGTCAAACGGCAATCCGCCAAGGCCAAAGAGACGGCCCGTTCTGGCGCGATCAGGATGCGTGGCGGATCCGTAGGGCTGGTAGACGTAGATGCCTTTCGGGGCTGTTTCACTCATCGGGCCAGCCCACGACCGTAGTGTCGCTGCCCCCATGCGAGCTTGAATGTGCGGAACCCAACGTGGCGCTTGCCACACGCGCAGCGCATAAACGACTGCCGAAACCCATCAAGAATCCATCGCATGTGAGTCTCCTTCCCTACTTGAACGCTTCGAGAATCCGGCGATACCGTTCGTCGATCCGCCCCGAGTGTGCGAAGTTCAACAGAACCGATCGAGGCACACTGGTAAATGCCGAGAGCACGTCATCTTGGTCGGTGATGATGCGCCACGCCACGGCTGCCCGTAATTCTTCGCCGTTCGTCTGCCACCGGATGCAATCGGCTTCCGTTAAGACTGGATTTGCCATGATGAGTTCCTGGCGATTCACCGCCATGTCCACGCCCCATAGGCCACACTGCCCAGCACGATCAGCGTCAGCACGCCCGCGACGGTAAAGAACGTGGCGAACATCAACCAGATCATCGCGGACTCGACCTGCCGATGCCGCTTGGCTCTCGCCGCCTCACGCTGGGCTAAGACGTAGCGATTCATCGGCGCGGCTCCGAGGTCCAGGCATGCACGATCCGGCCCTTGCGGTCCTTCTGCGTGAACGTCACGAGACCGTTCCCGTCGCCTTCACAGTCGAGCAGGTCGTCATGGATCATGCGGTGCGCGTTGAACGACAAGCTGACGCGGTTGAACAGCTCGTCCGATCCGCCGAGACTGACTGGCACAATGTGGTGCAGGTTCATGGCCTCGAACGGCCCGCCGGTCAGCGAGAGCTTCGTCCAGAACGCCCGGCAGCGCCCGCCGTCGCGCTCGAAGGCGGACACTCTCAGCTTCTGCTTCGCCTTGGTGCGCGTTCGCCAGTCCGTCAGCCACGCGCGCATCGACTGGCGCTTGCGCTCGGCTTTGCGCTCACGCCGTGCCAGGAGCGCGGAGCCACGGGCGGGCTTGGCGAAGCCGATCATGGCTAGAACCGCTGCTCGTAAACCGTCGCAATCACGCCGAAGGCAATCGATGTGCAGCGGCGCAAACAGAACTCGCCATCTTCTAGCTTCGCTACCGGCGCCAGCGCACCGCCAACAGCAGATCGGATTCCCGCATCGCGCAAGCCGTCGGCCCCATTCGCGGCAGCATCCTCAACGCTGGCCCACTTCTGCCCGGCGAACTTCTGGCACAGTTCAGAGCCAGTCCCGATCACAAAATCCATTACTCCACCCCTTTCGCCGTGAACCGCAGCCGGCACCACGCGCACGACTCCGGCACGTCGGCCGTCAGATACTCCGAGTGAATGCCCCAGAGGCGCTGCCCGTGCATGCCCTCAAAGCAGTCCTCGCAGATCACGCCTGCCTCGATGCGCGGCTCGTGGCGGCCCTCCTGGTAGCTCACGCGATAGGCGGTAACGCGCGGTGGCATTACTGGGTTGCGGCGCATGCCGGCTCCTTTCGTGCAGCCTCGCGGGCTTCGCGGGCCTTGCGCTCCCGATACTCGTTCGGCGCTTCCAGCACATGCCCGCACTCGGCCGCAATCTCCAGGGTGCGCTCGATGAGTTCGCTATACTTGGCGCGGCTCAGCGTGGACGTGTGCGGCTCGCGCAGCACCATCTGCACTTCACCCGTGATCGGATTGACGTGCTCGCGTTCACCGAAGATGGCGCGGAGCAGGTCGCGCTTGAGGTCATCGATGCGATGGCCCTCTTGCCGCGCCCAGGGCTGAATCATGGCGTGAAAGCCAGCCTCTTGCAGGCGTGTCTTGAGCAGCCCTTGCGGGGCAATCCAGACATCGACCGGCTGGCCGGCGAGCTTGTGCTTGCAGTAGGCGCGTTGCTGGGCTGGGAAGTCCAAGCACAGCGCGCCGTCCTCATCGATCGTGCCGACGAACAGGGCCGAGTCTTGGCTCATCAGGCACGCTCCAGCATCGCGCGCACTTCGCCCTCACGCCGACTGACGCTCAGAAGAAACGCCAGCGCCTCAGCGACGTAGCCATCGATGTCCACGTCCTTCCGGTGGACCCGCACGAGCTTCGCCTGGAGCGGTGCCGGGAAGGCAGGATCGAACGACAGCCAGTCGCACCACTCGGCGCCGGTCACGTAGAGCGAGTGCGCGATCTGTTTCAGGTAGTCACCGGGCACTTTGCCCGTCGTGAGGTAGTCCAGGTGCGTGGCCGAGTACGGACATTTGATCTCGATCACGCCCGTCGGACGTTCGGCGTCGCCCACGACGCCATCAAGCGAACAGCCCATCGGCGCATCCGCACGCTCGACGAAGCCGACGCTGCGCAGGAGCGTTCCGGTGAGCGCTTCGTAGGCCGCGTAGGCGTCGGCCTCCGTCTCGATCCCCTGCTGCATCGCCCATGACTTGTGATCGCGGTCGTGCGGCTGGCCCGTGATGCGCTCGAGCACGAGCTGGACGCGGAGGTTTCGCACGCTGGCGGCTTCCGCTCCGCTCTTGATCTTCGCGGTCGCGTCGGCCGCCCGTGAGCCAGTCAGCTTCCCGAGCCGGAGTATTTTCCACTCCGGCGTCCGCTGGTCCACGTGATGAACGACGACGGCCGTCATGCCGCCTCCACCTTCCGGGCTTTGGCCTTCAGCGCCTCGTGGGCGGCCTTCTGGTGCTGCGTCCGGTAGGCGCGGTACTGCGGCTTCGACGCCTTCCACGCCGCCTCCAGGGCCGGCAGGCCCTCGTCAGCCGTGGCCGTGAGGTCGGTCAGCCAGTCGTCGTAGCCGAGCGGCGGCGCCGGAGTCGGACGCCCTCCCGCGGCGTTGCCGTCATCGTCCTCGGTGACGGCGATGTTCCAGACGAGCTTCAGCAGATACCGCTGACCGTAGGAGAGCGCCGAGCCGACGGCGTGCGTCTTCGTCATCACGTCGCCGCCCTTGGCGCCCTTGCCGTCGGCCGGCATGTCCAGGTGGCGATGACTCGCGTGGCCGCCGACGTGCGTCAGGTCGCAGCAGACGCGCACCTGCTCGGCCGGTGCTCCGTCCTCCGTGCCGAACGACAGCGCGAAGCCGTACCGCGTGTAGATCGGGCGCAGCGCCCGGTCCAGCGCATCGTAGGAGGCGTACCGGCTTCGCGTCTGCGGGTTCTCCGCGTCGGCCTTCACCGGCTCCATTTCAGACTGCGCCCGCGAGAACGCCGCGTTGAACTCGGCCTTGGCCTGATCGGCCAGCATCTTCCGCTGGAGTTCGATGATGCGCTCCAGTTTATCCACGTCCACGTTCGGGTTCTCGGCCAGCGCCTGGACGGTGACGGCCAGCCGGTCCTGCGGGGTGAGCGCCTGGTCTTCTCGGCGCTCGGTCAAGGCGACTTCCTTGACGATGGGGGCCATCACGCGCCGCCTTTCTCGCTAGTGGATTGCGGATCTTGCTTCTCGTTCCACGGATTTACTGCAGGCAATCCAACCGAGCCGTTGTTCCTGATGTCTGCCCAGCTCCACGATTCGGCGCCCTTCACGTGCAGGCGAAATACAATCTCTCCACGCGGCAGCTCAGGATGATTCGTGTCGCGGAGGATCTTCTGCACGGCGTCGGCAATCTCACGCTTCTGTCTGACGCTGAACATCACGCGCCGCCTTTCTCGCGCCGAATCCGCAGCGGCTTCACCCACGCCGCCTCCGGCCCGAACTGCAACACGCGCTCGTACACGCTGAACATCTGCTCGGCCGGATCGACCGCAGCGAGCCGGTTCTCGACGCGGGTCAGCGCCGCGCGCAGCAGGTATTGCAGCGGCCTGTCCGCCGGGCTGTCGGTGAGTTCCTGCCAGACCTGCTCGAAGGTCTCGCGGAGAGACGCCTGCAGCCAGAGCCGTGCATGCCGCCGGGCGTGGCCTTCGCGGATCGCGTCCACTGTGCGGACGGCGCGCTCAGCCTTCACGCGCAACTCCTGGCGCAGATCGGCCGGCACCTTCTCCCACGGCACGCCATAGCCAGCGCCGCCTGAGAGGTAGTGCAGCACCTTGTAGAACTCATGGGCGACCGTCTCTGCGATCTGGCTCAGTTGCAGATCGATTTCAGTGAACGGCTCAGCGGCTGGCGCCGGCTCCGGCGTCAGCATGTCGGCCGCGTAGAGCAGAGCGATCAAGCCGTCACGAAGGGACGCGAACAGTGCTGGCAGGTGGGAGGTGTGCACGGCGAACCCGTCGCTCTGAAGTTCGTCGCCTTCACAATCTAGCGAGAAACCTGCGATGCTCTCGGCGTCCTCACCCAGCGCCCGATACGCCGCCATGATCGTCGCGTCACTGGTCACGAACGTCCACGGCGATGGCTGGATGAGCGTCACCTGCACGCTCAGCGTGCCCGACGGCCCCAGGAGCGGCACGGCGAGGCGGTCGCCCTGTGCCGTCAGGCCGGGGAGCCAGGATCGGCAGGACTCGGCCAGGGCTTCGGCCGGGCTGCGCGGCTGGCTGGGCGTGGCTGAGGCCACAGGAATCCCGTTGGTTGATTCGCCGCGCTGGTGCGCTGCCAGCACATTGCACACGGTATCCATGCCGTGATGGAACGCCTCCATCGCCGCTGGATCGCGGTGTCCGCCGTTGAACGTTCCGTGCAGACTTGCCCGCATTCGCTCGACGTCCAACGACGTCAGCGGCTCGGCCTGGTCGGCGCGGAGTGTAGGACTGGACATGGCCTTGACGGACTGCGTTACAATGGATTCGTTCACTTCGTACTCTCCTTCAGGGGCCGCTGTTGACCGCAGCGGCCTCTTCGTTTTCACACCGAAAAGCGAGGCACGAAGCAGCCACCCAACGTGCCAGTCTGGCGGTCGAGGTGCTTCTCGATTCCGAACACGTCGTGCGCCAAGTTGAAGTCATCTGCAGACGCCAGTTCCACCAGCCGCAACGGACGACCGTTCGCATGAACGGCAGTGATATCCATTTCCAGCGTCATGCGGTGCCTTGGTGCGCCGGCCTTTTCGGCGAGGACCATGGCTCTGTCCACGATGTCCGAGATGAGATGTCTGTCGCGTTTGCTCACATCGAAACTCACCATTGTCGAATCTCCTCTTCCTGTTGCCGTGCCATCGGTCACTTCAGAGAAGAGCCGGCCGGGGGTCATCCTGCTCATCGGCAGGGCACGGGTCTGGTTGCGTGCAGACGTCCGTGCGGTGGTCACCCGGCCGGCCCTGATCACGAGTCCTCCGTCTGTCGTGCGCGTCGGACCGACACGCCATCGAAGATGTAGCCGCGCCCTCGCGCATCGGCGCCTTGCACCGGGCGGCTTCTCGTTTTGAACAAGCGGTCCTTCCCGTCCGTGCCTTTCGCGCGGTGCCAGCCGAACAGGTCCGACAAGATGGACCGCTTGGCGACTCTGTCGCTCCGTGGTTGCACGCGCTCCGTGCGACCGGCTGCCTTCGCGTCGGCCTTCCGTTCTGCGTAGGAGCCGCGCGCTCGTGCGTTGCCCATCAGTCAGCTTTCAAAACTTCGCGGCGACGAGGTACGTGGCGCGCCCTGCGGAGGCTCCCACCATTTCGCATCGCGCCCGTAACCCCGCCGCCGCGAATCCAAGATCGCCATCGCTTCACGTCCAGAAGATCGCGCGCAGGAGCGTCCAGCCGACGAGGCTGAGCGCCACGTACGCGAACACCGCAAGGTCCAAGGTCGTGCGCGTCATGCTTGCCTCCGGTCGTCGAGCTTGAGCCGCAGCATCGCCTTGGCCATCCGTGGCTGAATCTCCAGTTCCTTCGGGAACCCGTGCCGTGACGCCAACAGCACCGCGAACCACTGCCAGAACGTCGGCGGCAGATCCGCCAGCCGCGTGATCGAGAGGTGCTTCTCGCCCGCCAACCCCTTCGCCACGAGCGACCAGTGGCAGCCCATGTCGTGCGCGGCGGTCGTGACCGGGATGTGCGAGTGGTCGAGCGCAGCCCGCACGTCGCGGAGCAACGCAGCCCCGGACTGGCCAAGCGCGACGACGAGTAAACCAATCGGCACCATGTGGCGTCCTCGTGCTGCCCCCCAGTTCACGACCCGGCCGGTCACAGCGCGTGACCGCGACGGGCGAAACTGCGTTGAACCTTGTAAGTTACTGATTCTAAAGCACTTACAGGTTCATAACATCTATTATTGGACCTTGCCGAAAGGGCGCGTCTGCGACTCGTATCGGCCTCGTCCAACCGCAATGCGCCTACTTTACAGAGCCTACTCTGTGCTTGTCAAGCACGAAGTATCGTTAGCGCTCAAATAGCACTCTGTGCTATCCTGTCCGACATGAGGCTGACGAAGGCTCAGCGTGCGGTGCTGAGGAAGATTCAATCGCACGGCGGCAAGATGGCCTGGGCCAACACCACGCCGGAAGAGCGCTCTGAGATTCTGCGTGCGCGGGCGCTCAAGCGCGAAGCCCGCAAGCGGCGCGAACGCGAACAGCAGCTCCAGGAAGCGTGAATTTGAAGGGTGGCCCCCTAGTGGCCTACCTGCTCGGCAACGGCTCACGAAGCATAGCTCGGAGGCGCGAATGCGTGCCGATCAAAGAGCCACGGCCATAGTCCTGCTGGGCCTGCTTATTGGGGCCTGTGACACCCAAAACATCCACGTCACGAGCGCCGAGTACGGCGAGGCGTGGCCGTTCACGGTCGCTGCCGGAACGCTGAGGTGTGACCGCGAGGGTAGACTATCTGGCCGGCTATTGGTGACCCTCGACACCGGGGACGGCATCATGTACGGCCTGAACGGGTCTGCTCAATCGTTCGGATATCCGTCGTATCGATCCATCCTAAAGCCAGGGAAGACAGGTGCGGACGTGCAGCCGTTCATTCAACGCGGGCTGACGCTCTGCAAATCAAACTAAGACGCTGCCGGGCAGTGGCTAGTGCGCGCGAATCTGCACCAGGATCGACCGGTCATCCTCCTGCGCCGGTGTCTCGTCTGTGACGATGTGGACCGTGACCGTGTAGTCCGCACCCAGCGTGCCGGCCAAGAGCCGAAACTGCACCGTGTCACTATCGACGATGCTGTCGTTGTCGAAGGTCAGCACGGCGTCGGGGCCATCGATCGTCACCTCATGATCGACAATCGACGCACCGGTCGCCAGCCATCCGAGCGCCCGCCAGTCCAACTCATACACCAGTAGTGCGTCGGGATCCTTCTTGACGGTCGTTCGCTCACTCCACTTGATCGCCATGGGCTCCCTTTCACTCCACGCTGGGAATATCGAATACCCGATCGACCGCCGGGATCGCAATCAGCCGGTCAACGGCTGGGATCTCAATCGTGATGGCTTCGGCCGCCACGATCGCCGCCGGTGTCTTCCCGCTGAAGTCCCCATAGATCGCCCCCGGCCACCCGCCGGGCTGGAGTTGCGTCGTCGCGCCAGTCAGGTCCGACATGTCACACGATCACGAAGGTATCGTCATTGCCGGCCGCTTCCGTCAACGCCACCACGGTGAAGTGTGCCCGCCCGCTGCTCAGCGCGTAGTCGGTGATCTTCGTCGCCTGGAACGTCAGCACGCCTGTGCGGAAGATGATCACTCGCCCGATGTAGTGGTCAGCCGTCGCCTCAGTGATGTCGTCAGCCTCGAACTCGGTCGTGGTCGGCGCGAAGCCGGTCGTGTCCACCGTGCCGAGCACAATGACGCCCGCGCTTGCCGCCAGCTTGGTCGCCGAGGCTTCGGTCAGCGCGTCAGTGACGAGCTTGATCGCATCGGCGATGCCGTCCACCGTGGCGAGATCGACAGCCGAGGCGCAACTGGTGATCGCCGCGTCGATCCGCCCAGTGATGGTGGTCGTGAGTCCAACATCGACGAGCGCCTGATCGGCTTGTGTCTTCACGTCGGCCGTCGAGAGATCGTTCAGCGCATCAAGGCTCGCCTGACTGGCGCGCGACCCAACCGTGGCGTTCAGGTCGTCCACAATCAGTTTACCGACACTGCCGACGGCGGTCAGCGCGGCCGTCAGCGCATCCCAAATCGCCTGCACCCCAGCCGAGGACAGCGCATACCCCGTTTTGAACGCCGCGTCGAAGGCTGTCAGCGTGCGCGTGCCGGCCGCCCAGACCGACGTGGCCGTGTCCGTGGTCAGCGTGCCGAAGCTCGTCAGGGTGCGACTCGCCACGGTCCAGACGGCGTCGAAGGCGCCAGCCGCGAACGAGGCCGCGGCGATCACGCCGGCCGTGATCGACCCGATGTTGCTCTCCATCTTGCCGCCGACGAGCGCGGCCGGAAGCCGGGCCTGCACATCCTGCGTATCAGCCTCGATGTCATCAGCGGTCGCTTGCGTGGCGCGGCTGCTGACCGTGGCGTTGAGGTTGTCGCCCACGATCTTGCCAGCCGACCCGGCGCCATACGCGCCAGGCAACGCCGTCACCCAGGGGTCACCGGCCGCCCCAGCCGCGTTCAGGGCTTCACCCGTGCTGCCGACGCCGAGATGGCCGGCCAGCGTCTCATCCCAGACCGCATCGGCCACTTCCCCAGCGGTTGGCGCGGAGCCGCTGGGGGCCTGTTCCAGCGCGTTGGCGGTGTAGCGCGAGACTCCCGCGTCGCTTTCCACGAGCTCGTTCAGGAGCGCGTCAGCGACGCCGGGCTTGGCGGCCGGGTCGTAGGTGACCGCCAGCAAGTGGTCCAGATGGTTCACTTCGATGCCGTCCTGCACTTCCGACTGCACTTCGGCGTCCCAGGCGGCGTTCCACGGCACGGCCGTCAACTGGTCTCCGGTGCCGCCGGCTTCGGTGAGCCCGGCCCCGGCTGCCCCGATCTCGGCCGTGTCCGTCAGCACATCCTGCGCGGTCGCTTCGAGCGCCAGCGGGGCCACGGCGGCGTCGAGTTCCGCCTTCGTCGGCGGATCGTAGGCCGTGAGTGCGGCCGCGGCGGCCGTCTGCTGATTGTCCCGGATGGCTTCCTGCGAATCGGCCGTCTCGTCGAACGTGCCGCTTCCTGCACCGGTCGCCCGGATCTCCGTGCGGGCCGTGGTATCAGCCGTCTGCTTGCCCGCCAGTGCCCCGAGCCATTCGGCCAGCGACGTGATACCGGCGAAAAGCGTGGACGTGATCCGCGCGAGGAGGGTGTCGACATTCGCATCGACGACCCCAATGTCGGCTGAGACGCTGGCGCCAGCCGGCGCCCCGAGGCGCGCGAAGCTGTCGCCGGTCTGCGGCACGGTCGTGCCACCCGTGGAGGTGATGTTCGTGGCGGCCGTGAGGATGCGCGTCGCGACGGTCCAGACCGCATCGAAGGCCCCTGCCGCGAATGACGCGGCGGCAATGACGCCGGCCGTGACCGCTCCGACATTGCTTTCCATCTTGCCGCCCGTCAGAGCAGCCGGGAGCCTGGCCTGAATGTCCTCCGTGTCCGCTTGGATGCCGTCGAGTTCGCCTTGCAGCGTCGTGCTCGTATCCACGAGGATGGCGGGAATATCGCTGCCGAGCCGCCCGTCCAGATCCAGCCCGCCAGCATCCGAGATCGGCAAGCCGCCGGCCGCGTCAGCCGCAGCGGCTGGGAGCGCCGTGCCAGCCAGCCCTCGCGTCGCACTGAAGGCGTCGTCGATGAGCAGGTTGTTCAAGGCCGCCGCCCGGAACCCGATCACGGGGCCACGCCACGGCAGGATGCCCGTCGCGAATCCCGTGAACCAGCCGAACCCCTCGGTGTCGTTGTTGATGGATGCACCGCCCGAGGCCGGGATTTCGATGGAGTACATCCCGTCGCCTTGATTCACCCAGTCGTAATCGCCAGCCGTGTCGGTTGGCGTGACGGCCGTCTGCGTCATCACCCCGGCCGTGGTGACGAAGTTCCAGACGAGATCAAGCCCGGCCTGGTTGAACACGACGGCGGTCTCGCGGGTCTTGAAGTCGCTATCGTCCAGAAGCGGCATCAGGTTGACGGGGACTTCCGCAAGCGCCGCGTCTACATCCATCCAGAGATCCATCGGTCACTCCCTCACTGCTGCGCGTAGGAATACCACGGGTTACCGGCCCCGCCAGCCGCCAGCGTGAACTCGAAGCTCTGCCGTCGGCCAAACAAGGGACCGAGCGGAACGTGCGGGGCCACCGTCGCCCCGGTGACGGTGCCGGCGTTGCCGTTACCGGACCAGTCTGGTTGGGTGCCGGTGCCGGCGTAGCCCGGCGCCTGGAACAGCACGCACCCATTCGTCACATGCGGTCGGAACTGCTGATCTCGAATCTCACCCAGCGACAATTCTCGATTCCAGATGCCCACCCACCCGACGCGCATTGGCGCGGCATCGCTCCCGGTATCTCTGGCTCCAAGGTCTAGATCGGAGGCTGAATCATCAACTTGTGTGCCTGCCCCATTTACAGGGCTGTTTGTCACCTCAGACACGATGGACGCGAGTGTGCCTCGAAAGGCTTTCGGATTGCCCGCCGGGATATTGAACACCCACCCGAGAAGTTGCCACTCGTTGGCTGTGACCCCAGGCAGAATGACCTGTTGGGGGTTCGTCGCTCGGTGTCTATGGAGAGCCCAGCTAGTGCCGTTGGCACCAGTCTTGAAAAGTGCCCATCCGTTGGGGCCTCCGGCGTTCGCCTTCGTAAGCACATGCCGAAGTGCGTTGGCCACGCTCGTGGGATAGACCCACATGAGCACGGTGGCGGTGCCCAAGTTGTCAAGAGACGCCGCACTGCCGAAGTCAACCTTGTTCGTGCTGGCGTCGGTAAAGAGCAGCGACATCTATTTACGCATCCGCGTAGCTGAAGAAGGCCCCGAGCAGGTAGAGACTCGCAGCGATGGTGTCGAGCGGGCCAGCCGCAGCCCCGTCGCGTGCGATGACTCCCATGACCCAGTCCCCGGCGGCGAACGTCGAGCCGGTGAACGTCAACTCGCTGAACTTCAGGAGACGCGCGGTTCCGGGCGCGGCGACCGTCGCCGTGATGGCTTCCTGGTCGGCTGACGGGTCGCCGCTCTCGCCGTCCGCGACGGATGTCAGATCGACTTCCCACTGAGCATTGCCAGCCGTCGCGGTCGTCGCCCAGATCAGGCCGATCTTGGGCGTGCCGACGTAATTCTGAGGCACCTGGAACGCGAACCCGAGCGTGTCGCGTGTCGCGGTGTCAGCGAAGACGAACACAAGATTCGGATAGCGGTCATTCGCTTGGAAATTGACCGCAGCGGGTTCCGCGTAGACGTTGCCGGAGGTGTCGGGCAGCGTCGGCGCGCCAAGGATGTCGAGGCGATGAATGGCCATTACTTGTCCCTCTCAAACTTCAACCGGGCCCAGAGCGCGAACAGGACTTTCTTCTGCGGCCCGGTGAAGACAAACGGAGTCGTCGCGGCGTCGATGGCCGTGCTGATGATGGCCGGGATAGTCAAGCCCACCGCACCGGCCGGCATCGTGGTCGTGGTCATCGCGTTTTCAATCGCTTGGAGCGCCGCGTTGATTTGCGGCTTGGTGTAGGCCACGGCTGAGAACGTGCTCGCACAGGCCTGTCGAGCCGTTTGGAGTTCCGGTGGTTGCAGTGTCGCCATCCATGTGCTCCTGTCTACTTCAACACCTTCGGGCATCCATTCGCGTCAAGAGCCACCGCCGTGGGAATGGACGGATCGAGCAGCGACACGCTCACGGCCGGCGGCGTGAACCCTTCGTCAATCTCACCGTCCCCGTCGTTGTCGATGCCGTCGCCACAGATTTCCGTGTCAGGAGGCGGTGGCGGAGGCGGTGGCGGCGCAGCCGTGCCCACGAAGTAACCGAACGACAGCTCAGAGGTTGCCACGATCTGGCCGTTCAGTTCGCGCCACGCCACGACCGTGTGCGTCCCGTCGCTCACGACGCGACTCACAAATCGCAGCAGGTCGCCGCCAGCGCCTTGCGTGGCCGTCTGCGCGGGACCACCGTCAATCGTGAACCGCACGTCACCGGACGGCATCCCAGCCTGCATGAAGAACATTTGGATTCCCGGCTGACCGGAGATGGTCTCCACGATGGCCGGGGCCAGCATGTTCGGTAGCGTCAGCACGGCCCGAGGCACGCCGAGCGCGCGGCCCAGCCCGGCCCGCACGCCGCCGTTGATGATGCCAGGGATCAACAAGAACTCCGGGTCGTTGACCGCATCGCCCGCGAAGGACATGCCGTACTTGTCCCACGCCTGCCCCATCGTGAGACCGGACTCGGGCAAAAAGAACTTGTTGGTGAGCGCCCCAGGTGTCGTGGTGTCGTAGGCTGGCGCGCTTCGCTTCTGCTGCGCCGTCATCAGGACGTAATCCTGCCCGGTGCCTTGCCAGTCGATGATCTGGTGGCGAGCACCGCGGTGCTGATACCAGTCGAGGTACGAGAACTTGCCGACCGACTGGCCCGGCTGCCACGCCGCGCCGTCGCCGTACACGACGTAGCGGAGCGGATTCGACCTGAGCGGCCGGTGATCGATGTACTCCAGACTGGCTGTTCGAGGCTTGTCGAGCGACGTGAAGTGCAGGTTCGTCACGTTCTGCATCAGCACGTCGCGCACGATGAGGCTGTCCCCAGCCATCCCGATACCCTGGAGGCACCCGCGCGCCTGACCCCCGTCGATCTCCAACGCTTGCACATAGGCGGCTGACGCCTCAACGCAATGCGACCGGCCGGCCGAGTCGATAAGCATCGGGTTGACGAGATGCACCTGGGTGCCGCCAAGCTGCGCCGCCCAGACCTGACGGTTCCGGTTATGCGCCGAGACGTGATCCTCGGCCGGGAACGGCTCGGTGCCCCAGAACTCCAGCCCCGTGATGTCGTTGGCGATCGTCACGTTCGCGCGAAAGGACAGGGGGACATCATTGTCGTTGGCCGGCGGCGTGAGCCGGCTAAAGAGAGTCATGCCGATACTGCTGTTCCACGCCTCGTTGCGCTCGATGACGTTGGCCAGTCCCTTCAACCAGAACGCCGCGCCCTCGCAACCGGGGCATCCCTGCTGGGCGTTGACCAGCGCGTTCTGCCCGTTGCCAACGCTGTACGCGCCGACATTTCCGGTGAAGACGTTCCCGGTTTCTGGACCGTCCTCGGTCACAAAGCTGCCGCCGTCGTAGCCGACGCTGATGTTGTCCTGGATTAGCGTGTCGTTCGTACCATGTACTGCGATTGCCCACGAGAACCCCGGTACGCTCGTGCAGACGTTGTTCACGAACCGACGCACAAACAAGCTGCTCCCAGCTTGGTGCGCGTGCAGGCAGCCGTACTTGCCGATCTGGTTCGTCCCGATGTGCGAGAGGTCGGCTGACGTGCTGTCTCTCGGCGCGTTCCGCGTGCGCCCGAGATCGCGGTGCTCAACCCCTTGCCAATCCCACGATGCATCGGCCCCGAGATCGACGATGTGGCCCCGCGTGCCGTTGGGGTTCTCCGAGCGGATGACCGTGCCACGGCTCAGATTCGCCACGCGCGGCCGGAGCACAAGGCCGCCGTCCGGGTCACGCACCGACGGGTGCGCGAAGTCCAGCGGCTTCGACAGCGTGAGGCTTGTCCCGCTGATACTGGCGATGAACGCCGGGGCTTCGCGGCTTGGTGGCGGTCCTTTGTAGACGCTGCCGATCTGGCGCATGTCCGGTAGCAGCAGCTCGTTACCAGCCACCCAGCCGACTGGAGCGGAGGCCAGCGTCAGGCTCGTCGCGCCGGCAGGAATGTCTTCAGACGCTTCCACGAAGGGCGTCTTCACCGGGCACACCGCCCGACGTGCGCCGAAATTGAGAAGCCCGTTGCCCCATTGAAACGGATCTCGCGACGTGTCGATGGGCACGTCTCTCCACACGACCTCCGCGCCGCACGCCACATCGAAGGTGCCGTGATTCAGCACCGTTGTGACATCGAGCCGCGTGACCGGCATTGCCAGCGACGCACCGCTTTCGATCTCAATGCAGTCGAAGGTTGCGTTGTTTGGGAGAACCCAGTTGCTGCCGGCCGGGACAATCAACACCTGTGGAAGACTGCCGCAGCGCGGCACCCACTCGGTCGGGCCAATCCGCACCCGGTCGGACTCGACGACGACCGACACCTGGCCTGCGAGGTGAATGGTCCAGATCATCACGCCAATAAACACGAGCAGGACCAGCGGGAACAGCCAGCGACGCATCGTCACCATGTCTCTACGCTCCACTCTCCGTCCGAGGCCATGACCCCTTCCCCGCCTCCTGAGCAGAGAGACGGGCCCAGCGAGCCAGCACCCCGGACGAACTACCGGCCAATCGCGCGCGCATTGCGCGCCGTGGCCCAGACACTCATACCGGTCAGCACGCTGCCGATGGCGACCGTCCGCCACGGATGCGCCCGGTGTTCTTTCAGGAGCAGCGCCGACACGCCAGCGCACAGGCCCAACTTCACCGTGCCCATCGCCACGGGCCGGTGCTCGGCCCATGCCCAGAGCGGGTTTTGCTCCTCGAACCGACCAGTCCCCATCGCGTACATGGTCACGCCGTAATCGGTGGCGCACGTCACCATCTGCGTACCCACGGCCAGCCGAGCCGCCAGAAGCCCTCTACGGGACGCCGTCCGGTGCTCGACCGTCGGCTCGTTCTGCCCGTCACTCGCCTGCTGGAGCGCCACGACGGCCGCGTGGATAGCCGCTGGCGACAGAGCCGGATTGACACCTGTCATCGGCCCTAGCCATCCGGCCAGCACAGACGCCAGCAGCATCGGCCGTCTACCCCTCGCCGCCATGGGTACGGAGGAACTCGTCGCCGGCCTCCAAGGCTGGCGCCGCGATGGCGTTCATACGTGCGAGGTACTCGTCCCTGGTCGGTAGGGGATCGTCCGCGCCACGCCGTTGCAACCAGCGGGCGAGTTCTGGAATGACGATGTGAGTCATCAGCACGTTCAACCACTGCGCGTTAGTTGGCATCGACGCCTCCACTCCGAATCAGTTCGAGCACGGCTCGGATCGTCACGTAGGATGCTTCCAGCGACGACCCTTGGCCGGCAGGTACGAGCTTTTGCACTTCGAGGAACCCCGCATCCACGGCCGGAAACCAGCCGTAGGGCGACGCCTGCACTGTTCGGATGGATGAGGTGGTGAACTTCACGATGTTGACAGCATCGCGGTCGGTCACGAGACCCTGTTCGTTGGCTGCAATCGTCGCGCTCTGGAGTTCCACCAGATGCGACACCATGCGTTCCGCGTAGGCGGCGGCGCGCGTTTCGGGGTCGAGACCAGCAGGCGGGCATGAGGCCCCCATCAGTACGAGCGAGAGCGCCGTGACGAGCGCCAGTCGGTTCATGACGAGCAGCGGTTGATGCATGACTTCACTCCTCAATGGCGGCGCGGTAGGTGAACTGTTGCAGGGCATACTGCCGGATGGCGTCACCGAGCGCCGTCCAGATGCCAGGCAAGGTCAGCCCGGTCACGGTGAGCACACCGGCCGTCGCGTCGAACGTGGTATGCACGCCGATGGCCGAGAACACCGCGAGCAGGATCGCCACACGCCGATTCGCCCAGCGCGTCGCGTCCTCGGACATGAGCGTGATCTTCGGATGCATCTTGAGCCACTGGAGGAACCCGGAACTCGCAATTGCCCAGATGAACGCCATGCCCCACTCGTTCGACTGCCCAGGCGTCAGGATGTTGCCGACCGGATCGCCAGCCTGACCAGCGAGAAGTGGCGTAGTGACGAGCAGGGCCGCAAGCCCGCTCAAAATGACGATGAACCACCGCATTGACATGTCAGTCTCCATTCCGAGTCGTGTACGTCACGTGTTCTCTCTCTACCGAACTCACCTCGGCCCGGCGCGGTCGCCGCCGATGCCGCCACTACGTTGATGATTCGTGCGCCCAAAGTAGAACCCAGTCACGAGGTTCGCCACACCAAAGAGAAACACGACCGCGGCGAGCTGCATGTCCGGCGTCCCGAGCCAGCCGCCGAACGTGCCGAGCGCGATGCCGACGATGAGCGCCGACCAGATCACGGACAACGCGACCCGCATCTGCGTGGTCTCCCAGATCAAGTTGATCTCGCGTTGCCCAGCCCTCTGCAATACCTCCGCGTGAATCTCGGAGCTGGGCTTCGTTTCTGAGACCATCGACTCGTCAGACATCTACGTCACATCTCCTTTGCGGCACGTTAGTCGAACCGTCCTGTGACCACGACCGCCCCGCGCTCAGTAACGGTCAGGCGTTCGCCCGCCTCCAGCCGTCCACTCCGTACACCGCCGCGCAGATCCGAGAGCCGATACGTCATCGGCGCGGGCGCTTCGAGCGGCACGTCGCGCTCGATCTTCAAGATGACCAGCGCGTAGTCCTGTCCGCGTCGCGTCGCGTAGGTCTTCAGGAACCAGCCGCTCGGATCGAACGGCTGCAGCGGCCCGGTGCGGAACGGGTAGCGCCCCTCATGGCTTGGGTCACTGTGCGACCAGTTGCCCCATCCGCTGACGCCGGCTGGCAGGAAGTCTCTGGCTATCGCGCACAGCCGCACCGTCTCCGCGAACGTCGGCTGATCGAAAAAGTTCGCCTCACGCTTCGGATAGGACGCGCCGGGCCCTGGGTTCACGTCCCAATCGCCGCCGCCGCGCGTTCCGGCTCCGGTGTGGATGACGTAGATCGGGGCCCCGCAGATCCAGGCCGTCGCCGCGTGCGCCGCGTGCCGGAGCGAGTCGTCGTCATTCGCCACGGACGACGCAATCCCGATGGGCTCCTCGTCACTCGCAGGTCCTACGCTGGCTTCACGCAGGTCGTAGGGCTGCTCGGTGTGCTCCCACATGCCGCCATCGCCGGTGACTTTCCGGTCGGTCCGGCCAGCGAAGACCGTTGCGGGCGGCGAGTCGAGCGACGACACGGACGACACCAGAAACGGCGTGCGGTCGCGGACGCGCTGCGTGAGCGCCAGAATCTCGTCGATGTCGTCAAAGCCGATGCCTTCGTTCGAGATGCCGATGTTCAGCACCTGCTCGGGGAACTCCAGGCATACGTCCAGCACGCGGTCCAGATGTGCGAGACGATCAGCCGGTGTCGGGACGCGGCTCGTCACGTCCCCGAAGACCGTCACGATGACCCGCTTGTTGCGGGCGCCCACGAGCCTGAATCCATCGCGTAGCACGGCCTGAAAATCAGGCCACGTCGGGTCCACGGTTCGGTCCCACCACGTGTCCTCGTTGGGGTCTCCGTCTTCGCCTACACAGCACAGGATGCGAATCGCATCGACGGCGGCGAGGGCGTCGAGGTTCTGAATCGTGCGGCCTCGGTCCGCGCGCAACCCCCACAGGTTCCAGAAGAACGAGGTGCCGAGTGCCTGAAACGGTCCGGCGTCATCGGCGAGAGACTTGCCGTTCGCCCGCACGAGTCCGTGACGGGCCGTGCCGGGCTGGAGCTGCAGGAACACACCCTCCGCGCCCAGCAGATCCCGCGTGAGCGGCACGATGTCGCCGCCGGGCCGGTAGCCATCGGCCGTCACCGACAGGTTCAGCGTGCCCTCGATGAGATTCCTGAGCGTCACGTAGCCGGCCGGTGTCGTCACGCCTGACACGCCTGCGTTCAGGCCACCGGTGACGCGCACCGTCGCGCCGGGCACGAGCAGGCCCGTGGAGCCGTCCTGCGCGTTCACGTCAATCGAAAAGCGGTCGGGCTCAGGCACCTGCGGCTCGGCCGGATCGACGGCCCTGAGCAGCGACTGCAGGCCCCAGCCCTCCTTGAGCCGCCGCCAGTGGTGATGGGCGTACTCGGATGGCGTCGGCTCGCGGCCGTGGACCTCGCGCACGCGGGCGCGGATCTGCGCCGACTCCTGCGTCACGAAGGCCGGATAGGTCGGGTCGCTCATGCGAACACGCCCTGTTCTGGATCGCCCGCTAGCTTCCATGTCCCGTCAATCCGCCGGATACCTCGGTTCCCTTCCGGGTGATCGCGCCAGCGTGGATTCGGGTCGTCGTTGAGCTGGTAGACGAATGCTGCCTCGCACCCGTACCGCTCCAGGGTTTCAAGTTGCCAGAGGATGCGGTCGCGCTGGTCGGCGTCGGTCAGTGGGTTCACACGCCGCGTCCAGAACCACGCGCCTTTCGTCAGCCGCGCCGTGTGAATCCCGACTTCGCCGCAAATCCACCGCCGTCCGTCGAGCACGCCAAGCAACCGCGCGAACTGCTGCGTCAGGGTGCGGTGACCGGCCTTGACCTTCCACGGCTCCTGATCGCGGTCGCCGGGATACCAATGCACTTCGACACACTTGATCTGCGGAGCCAACTGCAGCACGCGCCCGAGCCAGTGCAGATCATCGAGCGTCAGGTTCGGCAGGCTGCACGCCCAGACAGTCAGGTCACGCGAGACTGCGTCGTCCCACAGGCTGTTCACGTAGTCGGCATAGGCTTCAGCCGTCCATCCGTGGAGCTTGGGTTCGTTCAGCACGCACACATCCGAGCCCGCCACGGCATCGGGCAAGGTCTCGCGGTTGGCGATCCAGACCGTCCAGAACGGCTGCTCGGCCAGTTCGGTCTGGAGCAGCGCGGCATGGGCCGATGAGCGCAACCCCACTTCACCCGGCCGCAGATCCCCGGACGGCGGCGGCATCAAGCCTTGCCGAATCGCGCGCACACCCCGGCGCTGAAGCTCGGGTAGCTCGTGGGCGATCTGGCCCCCGAAGCCGGCGTTGATGCCCCGGATCATGCCAGCCCACGCGTGCCGAGCCGTGCCAGCCTGCGTCTCGCTGCGTCCGCCTCGTGCCGGTCCCGGCCGATAGGTGCCGCCAGATCCGCGACTTGTCCAGCCGTGCTCCTGAGCAGGTTCGACACTGGCACATCCTCTGGTCGAAAGACCGAGACGACTTCCAGGATCTCGCCCGTGCCATCCACGCGCAGTACTGTGCCTGGGTGGAACTTGCCGTCAGCGCCCGCCACCGATGGTGGCAGTTTCATCGCGAGACCCTCCGCACACCCAGCACGTCGGCGGCCTTAAACCGCGCCAGGCTGACGGCATTCCCCTGATTTCCGCCGAGCACGATCACGGCATTGCCATCGCGGCCAGCGAAGAAGCCGACATGCCCTGGCGCCCCACTTGTCACCTCAGGCCCTGGTTGCGCGCCGACGCCGCGCTTCAACACCACGACATCGAACCCGACCTCCGCGTCGCGGAGCGCGACTGGCTCACCGACCAGTAGCCAACTCCGCGCCGCCGCGCTCTTGCTCCGCGCAAGTCGAAGCTGCCAGCACACACCGTTCACGAATGAGCTGCACCACGGCACCTCATCGGTGGCATCGGCCATCCCGCAGAGCGAATGCCACCAGACGACGAGCGGATGATTCGCCACACCGGCAATTTCGCGGATACCGACGTACCGCTGCGCCGCGCTGAACGCTGTCATCTCAATCACCTGCTTCGGCCTGACGACCGTCGGCAACGCACCCATCTATTCCTCGAAGCACTCGAAGTCGTCACAGCCCAGCCCGATCAGCCCGCACCACGAACAGCGAATGACGCCCCCGCCCGTGAAATCCCACACCTCATCGTCCCGGCAGTCGTCACAGTTCCAGAGCGGGACGACGATGATGTCTTCCTCGCTCGACACGGCCAGATCGGGCCGTCGCCGCCGCGCCGCTGCCAGATACCGCCGCCGAGCCTCAGCCATCTCGTCCGGCTCAATCGCCAGCGCCTGACTGAACCAGCGCGGCATGATCGACACCAGTTCCGGCACCCGCTCAGCGGCCTGATGCACGACGCGAATGCGCCGCTCGAACTCACTCCATGTCATCGTTCCTCCGCATTACTCCGCTCCGACCTTCCTCATTCGGAGCACGCCGTACACGTAGGCGTCCGTCGCGACGGCGCCGTTGTCGAGAATCGGCAACATCCAGTAGGACTTGACGCCGCCGCCCACCGGACGATCCACCACGATCTGTTGCCGTTCGCGCACCGCCGAACTTGTCGCCGTGCCGGCCGCGACGGGGGTATCGATCTGGCTTTGGTTACTCAGGAACAGGCCCGGCTGCACCGTCGGCGGCGGACTGCCCACGGGCGATCCGGGCTGGATTTTGGCATCGACATCGAACACGAGCTCGTATGCGCTGCCAGCCCCGCCACCACTCGGGATGTCGTCCCAATTCACGACGCCGATCCGCCAATCTGGCGGCACACTGATCACGGGCGATCCCGCGTCGGGATCCTCCAGACAACTGTCCAGCATCGATCCGCCCAGCGGAATCACAGACATCAGCAACTCCAGTTCAAAGTCCGACAAGTCGCCAAGGTGCCGGCGCAAATCGAGACAGACATACTCGACCCGATTCGACGGAATCGAAATCCGTATCCCCAGCACGGCATGTTTACGCGGACTCGTGCTGGTCCATCCGGTTCTGGCCGCCCCTTCGCGATGCACAACGCCGATCACATCCCCGAGCCGGCGATGGACCCAGTGCAGGACCGAACTCTGCCGGACTTCACGTGGCAGATACGCGCCTTCATCGAGAAACGCCGAGGCAATTTGCCGAGCCGTGCCGGGCTCTCGGATCCACGTCAAGGTCAGGGCTGGTTGCAGGTTCCGTTCGCCGCGATGCCTGGCCTGTGACGCGGTGTGTTCGAGTTCGTCCGCGTCGGCATACGCGCTGATGCCCGACAGGCTGTAGACGGGCACGGCCTGATAAGCTACAGCATTGCCGAAGGCTTGAGCCCGGTCGCGCCACCCGAACGAGCCCTTGATGATCTCGCGCTGTTCGGTGACCGTCACAACCGAGTCTGCATCCGGGTTGATGACACCCGCGCGCACCTGCCCTTGCAGCGTCACGCCGATGTGCGCCTTGGCCGAGGGGCACCAATCGGGGAACAGTTGCGCCCACGTCAGATCGACCGCGAGATAGCGCCCGCCATCCGGTCCGTTTGGAATCAGATTGCCCGCTTCCGCTTCGGCATCATCCAGACTCGCCTCGTCGATCATTGCCACGCCGTCGGCAAACGTCGGGGAGGCAGTCAGCCAGTTCGTGCCGAGCACCGGCACGGAGGGCGCAAGGAGATTACGCAGCAGTAGCTTAAGGAGCTGGTACTTGGATGTGATTTCAGCGCCGGTGCCGTCACCCACATCGTCCGCACCATAACAGTTGGCGTAGAGCGGCCGCGATCCGGTGATCGCGTCGTCCAGGTTTGGATTCGCTACGCCCGTCGCCGCGATGTAGACGAGCACGTACCGGTGGCCGTTGATCGTTTGATACGTGTTAGCGAAGTAGGTCGAGAAACTTGGCTTGCCCGGCGCCATGTAGTCGCCGGCCGTGTAGTGGTCGTCGGTAATGACCACTTGATCCTGATAGAGATTGATGATGCCGTTTGTAGCGAGCGTGTGTCCGGCGACAAGAAAGCCGCCGACGCTCCGGCCGGTCAGGTCGATAAAGTACCCGACAAACCGGAGCGGCACGACGCCACGCGCCACGTTCTCTAGCCCATCGACCACCTCCCACGCCGGATCGGTAAAGAGCGCGCTGACATACGGGTCGCCGTTGCTGTTCGTCTGCGTGATCGGGACCGACAGACGCCGGTCGAAGTGGAAGGCCGGCGGATTCGGCCGGTAATTGCTGGAGGCCAGATAGACGCGGTACTCGGTCGCATCAACCACGGCCTCCCACGCGAACCGCATTGGCCGGTGATACGGGTCAATGAACGCCACGACGACAATCGACGGCAGCGTTTCCTCGCCATCGACAACGGCCACGACTTGTAACCTGCGATAGCCGATGCCGTAAGGCCAGATCGATCCAGGCGTCGCATCGTGGGGATTCAGATACCCCGTTGGCGGCTTGATCAGCCGCGTGAAGCGCACCGACGTGCCGGCGGTTTCCAGGATGTGCTCGAAGTAGATGAGCGGCGTCCCTGGGCCTTTTGCGCCAATCGCCACGCGCGTCGTGACCGCAGACGCGCCCTTTGTGAACGTAACATCAATCGCCGCGTCGTCGCTCACGTCCAGCGCGTTCGCGTTCGGGACAAATGGCTCCGGGTCGCTTTCGGCTCCGGTGGCGTCAATCGACCACGCCATGAAGTAGTAGCGGCCCGCCACCACTTCGCCAGCCCCGACATCCTCCACCGGCACAAGACTCGTGGGCGGATCGCCGCCGAGGTCGCCATATCCGATGACGTCGCTGAGAATCGCGAACACTCCACGGCCCGCTTCGTCATCAGTAATGACCGGCCCGGGCGTGGTGGAGGCTTCGTCGGATAACCGCCCCAAGCACAGCGGCACGGGCAACTGGCGGGCATCCTCGTCGGCTTCAGGGAAGTCCTCGCCAATGCGACGCTCCACCACGGGCTGATCTAAGCGCCGCTCCAGCCAACTCACGCACTCGAACCGGATCCGGTATTCATCGACGCTGGAGGCTTCATCAACCATGCCCCGGAAGATGGTCACGGGCGTCCGCAAGGCCCGCCGGCCGCGGTCGCTGATGAGCCGGATCGTGATGGGCGTGTTTCGCACCACGTAGCCCGTCGAGCGATCGAAGAAGGCCGCAATAGACCGGTTGCCGTCCGCATCAGGCAGGTCGGAGAGTTCAAAGCTCGCCTTCGTCGCCTGCAAGCGGCCGGAACGATCTGAATACGCAGAGACGAGATCGCTGACGAGAATGAGCTTGGCGTCCTTGAAGCCGCCGTAGTAGGTGTCCGGATCGGCCAACGCGATGCCGGACCAGACGAATGTCTCGTCATTCCCGTCGTCGTCCTGGCCCTCGAACTCCACCCAGGCGAGCGCCACGTCTTCGCCGCGGAGCGCGTTTTCGAGGGACAGCGCTTCATCGATCTCGCCGGCAAAGAGCGCCAGCGCCCAGATCGCCACGGTCGGCGTCGGCGTCCCGCTGTCGTCGTACTGAATCGACGCCGTGTCGGTCGGCTGGATCTCCACTGACCCGCTGTCGTCCTGGCCAGTCACAGCGGCATCAGCGATCGTGACGCTCGGCCCGTTCAGCGGTGTCGCCTCGTTCCGTCGAATGAGGAAGGTCCAGGCGTCACCAGATCCGGGCGCATCATCGACCGCGACAATGAGCCCGGAGAGCGTGAGTGAACGAACAGCGCCGAGCACGGTGAGGCCGACCTCGGTCGGATCCCAGGGGTGCTCAGATCCGGCCGCGATGGTGTTGTACTCCGGACCGGTTCCGATACCATCATTCGTCGTGCCGCAGAGATTCGATTGGTCCGTGGTGTCCGAGACCAAGACGACGCCCGTCCGCACGCGCGCAAAGGCGGGCGACCCCACCGGCTCGCATTTGCGGTACACGAGGTCGCCGCGGACGAGCGGCAGCGAGAACGTCGCGCTGCCCTCGGTCTCTGCGTCGGCAATCGTGATCCGTGTATCCGGTGTGCCTCCCGTGCCGTCCTGTTCGATGCCGACGCCAGCCACCACTTTCACGATCGTGAAGATGTAGCTCTTGCCGGCGCCTGGCGCCGCGTCGAGCACGTGCTTCCAGTGCGTGACCGTGCCAGGGGCGGCGATCAGATTCGGCGCGTCGTCCTCGGAGAAGTTCGGGTTTGACCCGTGATGCAGCAGGCCGGCGTACGTCGAGCCGAGCAGCGACAATAAGCCTTGGCTCCCATGCCCATGCACGCAAGCGTTCCCGGATGCAGCCTCCCATTCGATCGAGAACGTCGAGCCAATGGGCACCGTCGCGCCCGATCCGTCCGGCAGCGTGCGAGCCAGCGCAATCTCGCCGCCCGCCGCATGCGCCACGTCCACGCCCGCGATCTGACCCGTGAGTTCCCCGGCTGGAATCGTGAACGTGAGCGCGGTGTCCGATCCGTTCTCGCGCAGCGTGAACGTCTGCGCCTTCGTTTGCACGCTCGGCAGCGTCAGCTTCATGTTCCGGAACGTGCCAGCGACCAGCACTGGGATTTGCGCGCCTTCGGTAGCCGTCGAGACCCACGTCCCGCAGCCGAAGTTGAACGGCGTCGTGTGTTGCTGTGACGTCACATCGTCGGACGCCACGCGCGAGACCTGCACGAAGATTTGACGGTGTCCAGCCATCAGTAACAGCACCAGAATGCAGATCCAACGCGCATGGCTAGTCCGCATCGGGGTCCACCCACGGCATCCCCCGCGACGTCATCCGAAACCCGAGCATGACCTCGGCCTGTTCCGGCGCTTGTGCTGAGGCCCCAGGAACGGTTGGCTTGACCGCAAAGACCGCTTCCGTCAGCTTGACGTGCCAGGCGTCATCGACATCCACATCCGGGACCACGACGCACGGCCGCGCGTTGCGGCGAGCCGCCTGCACCCACGCCCGCACCGCGGCATGTTCGGCCGGCGTTTCCAGATAAAGCTGGCCCGTCATGGATTCGCGCTCGGTCGTTTGTTCGTAGGACAGATCCACGCCGTAGCCCGTCTGATGGATCACCGCGTTGCTGTCCAGATTCAGGGAGGCCCCATCGAGCAGCAGGTGGTGCGCCACGTCGCGAATGTCCGAGCCGGCCCAGAGTTCACCGACGATGGCATCGAGCGTGTTCGCCGTGACCAGCAGGCTCCAGAACGGTTTCGCCTCGTACGCCGACATGTTGAGCCACGGCGACGTGAAAAAGCCTGTCTGCGCGTTGTAGGCCGGCACACCGAAAGCCACATCGATGTCCGGCCCTGGACTGCCATCGAAGTCCGATGACGTGTGCCCCTGCCAGCGCGCCGCCACATCGAGATTGCTGTTGAGCAGCGCGATGAGCTTGGGAAATACGGGACTGGCCCATCCCCACACCACGCGCACGGTGCCAGCATCGGCCTTGAACGGATGCGCCGGGTCGCCAATCGACAGGTTCTCTGCGCCGTAGTCGGTGAGCGCATTGGCCAGCGACACGGTGACCGACGTCGCGGTCCGCAACAGTTGATCCCGCGGGTGCGAGTAGCGGAAGCCGCTCATGTCGCCAGCGCCTTGAAGCGCGTGAGCGGACTCACTGGAGATCCGCCGCCGTCGTTTGTCTCGAAGTAGCGCAGGAGCTCATGGCCGCCGGTGCGGACCAGCCACTCGCGAACCGACAGGGCATCGAACGCCTGAATCGTGATGTTCGGGGCGCTGCTCCCGCCCTGCGAGGCCATGGCTTGCGACAGCATCGACTCGAACCGCTCCAGCGGCACAATCGCCTCGGGCCCAGCCTCACCGACAATCGCCTGCATGCGTCGAGTCACCACACCGCCGCCAGCCAGCTCCGGCAGGTCCATTCGCATGCCTGGATCGAATACCATGTCAAACTTCGTACTCGGCACGCCGGGGAGATCGGTCAAGGAACGTCCCAGGTCATCGACCGAATCACGAATATCTCCGACCGCATCGCGTGCCTGCTGCGACATCTGACGCCAGGATTCTGGGAGTTGGCCGCCGAGCAGTTCGATGATTTTGCCGAGCCCTTCGATGAGAATGTCGTTGGTGGCCATCCCTTCTTCGGCCAGCAGGCCCTGCTCACGCGCCTGATCGATGAGCTTCTGGGTTTCCTCGTCGATCGTGAGGCCGCGGTCCTTGTGCAGATCGATCAGTGTTTGGAGGAGCGGCGCCATCTGGCGCAACGCTTCGGCTTCGGTAAATCCAGCTTCGAGCAGTGCGGCGAAGGCTGATCGCCCTTGCGCCTCTAAATCGTCAAAGGCGTCTTCGGTCAGCCCGCCCAGATTGGCGGTTGCGATCAGGAGTTCGTTGAGTCCGGCGATCTGATCAAGGAGCGGCTGATTCTCAGACACCAGCCCCGCCCAGCGACGCAGAATGTCCAGCGCCTCTGAGCTTGTGAAGCCAAGCGTGTCGAGCTGGGCGATAAGCGCATCGATCGAAGGCCCGATCTGGCGCATCGCATCGGCCGACCCCATGCCGGACGAGACCAAGGTATTGAACGTGCTCAGCGCGATCCGGCTCAGTCGATCGAACTCCTCCTGTGTACCAGCCACGACAGCGGTGACGCCCATGAGGCCGGCGCCGAGCCGCTGCTGCTGGCGTTCGATCGCATCAGCCATCCCAAGCAGGTCTTCGCCCGTTGCCAGTGAGGCCGCCGCCATCTCGCGCGTCATCCGGTCCCAGATGCCTTCGCCGGCCAGGGTCTGCTTGACCTTCTCAAGCTGCTGCTGCTGGCGCTCCAACGCCTTCGTGATGGCGTCAATCGCCGCCTGTGCCGCCTTCGGGTCGTTGCGGCCCACGCCCTGCGTCAGCTTCACCCAGAGCCGTTCGCCCTCATCGCCAAGCACCAGCAGCTTCTCGCGCAGCGCGTCGAAGCCGCCCATTTGCTCGGCAAATTGCTTGACAAGATCGCGCCCCTTGGAGCGGTCGAATACCTTGTCCAGCAACCCGCCAAGGCCGGCGCCGAGGAGTGTCCCAAGCCCAGGAATGAGCGACCCGAAGACGCCGCCGATCGTCTTGCCCAGCGTCTTCTGTAAAAGCCCGCCGATGCCACCGGCAAAGAGCCCGGACTTCTCGTCGAACGCGCCGGTCAGTTTGCCGAAGAGCGATCCGCTGAACAGACCGCCGATCGACTTCCCGATATCCCCGCCACCCGTGAGCGCCTGCATCAGGACAGACGGCAGGCCACGGGTGGCTTCAAGCAGCCCTTCGTGAAGCCGGACAGCCACCGGCTTCATTTCCTCGAACATGAACGCCCACTGCGCCTTCAGCTTCTCAGTGAAGTCCGTCCCGATCTCCGGCGTGCCAATGCCGATCTTCAGCACGCCGCTGAGGCCCTTGGCGATGACCGAGTCTTTGCCCCAGGACTTCTCCCACGCTTTCATGACCTCGGGCATGTCACGCGCCTGGTCCAGCACGTCCTTGATGTTCCGGCTCACCCCGCCAAGGCTCTCGGCCAGCGACATATTCGCCAGCCAGTTGTCGAGCAGTACCGGCGGGAGCGCCGCGCCGGCCCGGGCCCACTCCAGCGTTGATGCGGCTAGCGTGCGTTGCTGAGCAGCGCTCACGGCCTGAATGCCGCCGAGCCGCTGAATCGCCAGGGCGGTTTCGTCCACCTGCTGCTGGAGGGCCCGGCCGGACAAGGTCTCGCCCAGCGCTTCCAGGCGCTTGGTCAGCGCATCGGACGTGTCGCCCAAGCCGTCCAGTTCACGATTGAGACCGGCCACCGGTTTCTGGGCACCAGCACTCGAGGCGCCGACTTCGCCGACCGCCGCGGCGGCTCGTTCGAGCGGCAGCGCAATGTCTTGACCGGTCACGAGTTGACGCCCTGCCTTGCCAGTCACGACACCGAATCGTTCGAGCTTGTCGAGTTCCCGAAGAGCCGCCTTTGTTTTCTCGCCCAAGCCTTCCGCTTCAAACTGCGCGTCCTTCAGCGCCTTCGCGATGAGCGCGACACCAGCAAAGGCGGCAGCAGGACCAATGAGCGCCAACCAGAATCGCGTCATGGCCGCTGAGGCGGTTGTTGCCGCGACAGTGGTTTCGCCGTAGATCGCGTTCAGGGCCCGCATGGCGATGCCCTGCTTCGTGAAAGCCCCGATGAGCGTGGAGGCTGCCGTGATGAGTTGGCCAGCGACGAACAGGACAGGCCCGGCCGCGGCCACCAGCCCGCCAAAACCGAGGATGACGAGCTGCACGCCGCCCGGCAGATCCGCGAAGCCCTGCGCCAGCTTGTCCAGCACCGGCGTGAGCGTCTTAGCGGCTGCAATCGCCGACTGAATCGCCGGCAGCAACGCATTGCCCAGCGTGATCCCAACGTCCTTCACCGCGTTCCAGAGCAACGTGAGTTGTGAGGCCGTGGTCTCGAATCGCTTGCGCGCTTCCTCGGTGAGCGCCGTGTTCTCGCGCCAGGCATCGGAGGCCAGGTCCAGATTGCGCCTGAGCAGGTCGCCCGCATTGGAGAGCGACAGGAAGGCGCGAATGACCCGCTCGTTCCCCAGCTTCAGCCGGTCCAGCGTCGTAAACGCCTTGTCGCCTTGAATCCCCAGCCCCTCCACGAAGTCCGTGAAGGCCGCGCCCGCATCCTCGCGGAACGCCGCCGCGAACTCCTTGGCGGACATACCCGCTGTCTGCGCGAAGACGGCCAGATCCTGGTTGCCAGTCGCCACCGCCTTGGTCATGGCGTTCAAGGCTTTTTGCACGGCCGTGCCGCCAGCTTCGGCCTGCACGCCAACCGACGACATGGCCGAGCCAATGGCGAGAATCTGCGACTCGGTCAGGCCGGCAATCTCGCCCGCGCCGGCGATCCGCAGGCCGAAGTCCACGATCTCCGATTCGGTCGTGGCGAAGTTGTTGCCGAGCGCGACAATGGTCGAGCCCAACTTGTCGAACTCGGTCTGCGGCATCCCGGTGATGTTGGCCAGACGCGCCAGCGATGTGGCAGCCTGATCGGAGCTTAGGTTCGTGGTGACGCCAAGCTCGGCCATGACCTTGGTGAAGCCAACAATGTTCTCCGTCTGGATCCCGAGCTGGCCTGCGGCTTCACCGATCTTGTTGAGTTCGTTGACGTTGACCGGGATTTCCTTTGCCAGATCACGGAAGCCTTGGGCGAGTTCGGCAAACTGCTGCTCGGTCGCGTCCACGGTCTTGCGGACCCCGGCGAAGCTCGACTCGAAGTCGATTGCCGCCTTGGCTGAGGCTGTCGCCAAGCCGACGATGGGCAACGTCAGCGTCTTCGTGAGTGCAAGCCCGATCTGACTGGCCTGCCGTCCCACCGCGCCGAGATCCTTCGACCACGTCTTGGCGGACTGCGCCGCCCGCTTCATTGCCGTCTCGAACTCGGCGGTATCGGCGATGAGCAGCGCGCGCAGAATGCCGACGATGGCGGAATTAGCCACGGCGTCGCACCTTGGCCCCTCGCCGAAGCGGGATGCCGTACTGCTGGCTCAACACCGCCAGCACGGCCTTCCGCTGCGCGAGCGGCTGTCCGCGATCCGTCGTCGGTTTCGACAAGTAGTGCGCCAACGGTTTCAGGCCCTTCTTTGACTTCGTCGCCGCGTTGAAACTCGCCACCATATAGGCATGGGCGGTATCACGATCTTGGTCATCGGTCAGCACGCGCAGCCGCGCGACGAACTCCCGGTAGAGTTCGCGCACGGTCAGCGCCCAGAACGCCTCCCCGCTCAGGCCGAAGCGACGCGCGTCGATGTAGAACGATCGCCACGTCGCTACCCCTGAGCCTCGGGAGGGTTTGGTTTCGGCAACTCCGCAACATCGGCCGGGTCAGGAGTGGTCGAGCCCTGAAGCGCCTGTAACTGGTCGCCCAGGTTGGTGATGCCCACGAGCTGGATGAGTTCTCCGGCTGATTCCAGCGTGGGAAACTGGTCGCGATGCCGCTCCTGAAGCGCCGCCCAGACAATGGCTCGGATCTCGCGCATCCGGCCTGTGCCGGCCCGAGCCATAATCTCCGTAAAGCTCACGGGCGTCCCAGACGACTGGCTCAGTAAGTCCTCCACCTCACAGAGCGCGTTGATGCTCAGCCGCAGGATGTAGATGTGCGTTGTGCCGTCGCCGTTGGTCACGACGAGCGGCACTTCGCCGCGTTCACGATTCGCCATCACGGCCCCCTTACGGCAGGCCAGCCGCGTAGCTGCGGAGCGGCGTCACTTCGACCGTCAGCATGACCACGCCATCGACGGTCACCTCGCCGATCGCGTAGTTCGTGATCACGCCCGCAAACGGGAAGTCATCGGCCGGGCTCCCGGTCGGCACGCGGAGGATCATGTTCTTCTCCGTCTTGAGCCGCTTCATCGCGAGGATGCCGCCGGTCGCGAACACCCCGCTCCCGCCGCCCAGATTCGACTGCGACTCGTGCGTCGGGTTGTACTGGAGTTCGATCGTGAAGGCGTCACTGTCGGAGATCGTCGCCTTCTTCTCGCGGTGGGCATCCGGGCTCCGCAGGTGCGTCACGTCCTGTACGGCCGTGGGCATGCCGCCCGGCACGATCCGCCGCACGAAGGGTACCGCCTCGAACACCTCCGGGCTGGCACCATCGCCGATCAGCCACTCCCAGCCGTAGCCAATCAGCGCCTCTGAGTTGTAAAACGTTCCCGTCACGTCAGGCATGGTCGTTACTCCTCTGTCGTCTCTCGTCTCTCGTGCCCTGACCCGTAGCCACAAAAGCAAACGGCCACTCGCGAGCACGAGACATGGCGCCTCGCTGCCCGGAGTGACCGTTGCTCCGTGACCTCTGTCGTCGCGACTGCCTATCTGGTCAGGACAGGATTCGGCTGGCCGGCCTAGTCGCGACGTCGAGCGTGTGGCGTGTTACCTCATGGGCTGAACCATACAAAGTAGTCCCGGCTGATCCGGTACTGCTTCAACTCCTCCGGGTGATACATCTCTCGCACATCTGCCGGCAAGATCGCCTTCACCGCGAACGGCGGACTGCCAATCTCGCCCGTCCAGCCTTTGAGCCCGGTGGCATCAGGCCCCAGCCCGTCGCCATCGATAGCCGCGTCTACCGCATCGGCGGTTTCTTTCGAGTAGGCGATGGCATCCACCTGCAGCCGCGCCCGAAAGACCGTGACCGGCCCACGCAGGTGCATCGGCTCATCGCGCCCGATCTGCTGCAACCGAATTGCCGGCAAGGTCGGCTGCTGTGGAATCACGAGCGCGTAAACCCGCGTCCCGACCAGCGCCGTCAGCGCCGATTGCGCGAGCAGCCGCGTGCGAATCGCCGCGGTGAGCGTCACAGTGTGCGCCCTCCCACGCTCGTGACCGGACCGAGCCTCGTCGCCATCGGCTTCTGAATACCCCGCGCAGCCAACAGACGCCAGAGCGCCGCAGCGAGGACCGGCACCGCCTTGGGGGCGTCCGAGTCGAAGGCGGGACGCGCAAAGGACTGAGCCGCATGACGCGACGTGCCGTATTCCTGGAAGTAGCCATAGAAGAAGCCTTTCGACGGCCCGACGGCCACGGCCTGCTGGAACTCATCCCGCCGCAGATCCTCCCCCTCGAAGGACCCCAGTTTGGTGCGAAGCTCGCTGATCACCATGCTGTCTGCGATGTCCGGGGCTCCGGGTTCTCGCGGCGCCAACCGGCCCATGGTCTGCCGCATCGGCTCACCCGCTTCGACCAGCGCATCGAGGAGCGCGCGACGTGACACGCGAGGCGGCAGTGCATTCAGCGCCTGCGCCAACGCCTCACCGCCCTCATGTCGCATCCTGAACATCACGCCACCTTCGCCCGGGTCATCAGTTCGATACCCGCCAGCACGGAACCGCCGACGGACATCACAGAAGCTGCCTCGATATCGTACACGCGCCCGCGCACGACGAGTCGCCTCAGCTTCACCACATCCACCAGATCCGGGTCCATGTCGGCTCGATAGCCCATCTCCCAGCGCGTGTCAGCCAGGGCCGATTCTTGATCCGCGATGAACCGCTCACGGCCCTGCACATCCGTGCGGGCCATGGGCACGTCGTCGAGTAGCGTCGTCCACGGCCCGTCGATCGGTGCCCCGCTCGTGTCCGTCGTGTCGTCGGCTGGACGCGACTCGATCGTCACGCGCCAGCGACACCGGCCGGGCTCGATGGGGGCACGGCGGATCGCCATCAGGGCACCTGCTTCCAGAACCGAGGCAACTGCACCGTGGCCGGCGTGTTATGCACCTCATGCACGCTGAGCGTCCGGTGGTTATAGAGTTCGCCGACGAGCAGCGCGATGCCAGCCGTGATCGCCTTCGGAATCTCGGCCGTCGCGTCGTACCCGGTCGTGTACGTGATGCGCACCGCATCATCCTCGCCTCGCGTGGACGGCCATACCTCGCCATAGAGCGGGGAGAGTTCCGCCCGGCTCCATTCTCCCGAGCCGCGAAACACGTATTCAGGCGGCGAGCCCAGAAGCGTCTGCAGCACTCCGTCCTCGTCCACGTACTCGAAGAGCGTCACCGCCCGAACCGGCAGCTTCGGCAGCACAATCGGGCCCGCCGGGAACCGGCCGAGCAGCAGTTGCCACGTCTGCGGCATCAGCGATCGGCCCGTGTCGTGCTCGGCCGCCTCGGTCGCCGCGCCTATGTAGGCTTCAATCAGCTCATCCTCCACCGTCTCGCCAGCGGTCCGGAGCGCCTTGTCGCGCAGATAGGCCACGTCAAGCGGCAGGCCAACCGGCGCTGTCACCAGCCGCGACCGCGACGACACGCCCCGGTCCCAGCACCAGCTCATGCGGCCACCTCGGCGCGATCATGGTAGTACAGTTGGACCCATGGATAGTTGGCCTGCACGTAGGCATCCCACGGATCGTGCGCGCCATGAAAGACGACCAGCCGAGCATTTGACGGCAACGCACGTGTAGCCGCGATCTCGTTTCGGAAGCTGTAGACGCCATCTGCCCGTGTCCACTTCGCTTCGCCCGGTCCAAGGCAGTAACTGATCCAGCCCTGATCGGAGCCGAAACACCGAGCCTTGAGCGACTGGCGCGGGGAGGTGGCCGGGTCGAAGCGTGTCCAGACTTGCGACCGCGATCCGGCCGTGAGCAGGATCATCGAGCCGTTGTAGTGACTGCCAGGCAGGGGATTCGTGTCGCCCCATGCGACGAAGTCCTCTGACCGATCCCATAGCGGCGCCAGATCGGCCGTGATCACGACGTCGAGATCGAGCGAGACGATCCGGTCGCCGAACCAACGTGACGCATCGGGGTGAAACAACCGCAACCGCCGGTAACAGCTCGGGTTCCGTCCGCCATGAGGCGAAGGCACGTCGGCGAAGTCGCCCCAGTCTGGCACAATCTCGACATCCGGCGCGATCCCTGCGGCCTCGTCGGTCACGCAGACAAACCGGTGCGGATGCGGGTAATGCCGGCGGACCATCGCGCGCAGCGTATTCACCGCGTCAGGCCCGAACGTCGAGCGGTAGCCCTGAGCCGGTCGCCACTTCCAGGTCACAACCGTCATGACGCCACCCGCTCCCAAAACTGGGTGTCGTGCGGCTTCTTGGGCTTGATGCTGCTGTTGCCCGACCCGAGCACATGATTGACAAGGCTGGGGTAGCGATAGAGCGTGTCGTAGCCCAGTTCCAGCAGCCGACCAGGGACCCAGCGATCGATGTTCTTGGGCCGCGTCGCTAGGCATTCAGCGAACCATGGATCGGCCATCAACGCTTCCGCCGAGGCGCGCGGCAACACATAGCAGAGGGCCCCGCCCGACTGATAGCCCAGCGTGGACGGATGCCAGCCCGGCCTGAGATCGCCACGCTGCCGGAGTTCGCGGCCGATCTTGTTGACCAGGAATGGCGACAAGAGCCCCGCGCGCCAAGCGCGATCGCCAAGCGCCAGAATCTCGCGTTCCAACGCCTCGCGTGACCGACGGGCCCAGCTCGCATCGTCCTGCACGATCATCAGCCAGTCCGCTGTCGATGCGATCAGAGCCGCCACGGCGCGCCCCCACGTCGGCAGCGCACCGCGCTTCTCCGGATCGTGAATCGTCATGACGGGTTGATCGAAGCCAGCCGCGTGGAGCGAGGCCATCGCCGCCTCAATCGTCGGACGGGCGCGGGGCGCCGTGGTCATCGCAATCCCAAGCCTCATGCCGCCCCCCAGCGAGGCAGGGTGCGACCGGCCCAGTTCGCCCGATCGCGGCCGCCCAGATGCAGCAGGAACACCTCGTCACGCATCGCGCGATGCGCGAACCGGCGCGTAAAGTCAGTATCGAAGCCGCCAGCCGAGGGATACGACCCGAAGCGGATCCCCGACGTCCAGCGAAATATCTGGCAGTAGCCGATCGGCCCGTGCTTGGCGTTCTTCATGCGCGGATAAGCGTCGGGCTCGCGGTCGCCCCCCAGGTAAGCCGTCAGAGCGGCAGGACTCGCGCAGGCGTAACGCCAGAACCCGTAGACCGTCTCGGGCGCGAACGTCGCCTCGTTCGGCCATGCCCCGAGTGGATAGCAGTCCGGATTCACGTGCCCGCAGAGTTCGCCAACGGCCGGCGCCGGACGCAGACCTGGCACGAGCCCCAACGCCTCATCGAGCCCGAGCGACATGTTGAACCCAGGGCGTCGGCCGACATGGCACCGGGGATCCGTGCGCGACCACGCATCGGTCACGAGAACCGGAACGCCGCGATCGGCTGCGATACGCTGCGTGAGGCTGTCTCCGGGAGCCGTGGCAATCGACAGGCAGCCAGACGGCACGACGGCCTGCCAGGCGGCTAGCGTCACCGCCAGAAAGTCGCCATACCCGACGCTCGTCAAGACGATTCTCACGCCGCACCACCAAGCGCCTGCAGTAACGGCGCATGGTAGGACCGGTTCGCGCGGCCGACGTACGGCTCCCAGACCGAGCCGAAGTCGATGAGCGTCGCGCGAGTAGCGTAGGCGTCAATCAGGATCTTGGCGGACATGCCCGCGCTGAGCGCGACCACGACATCTGATCCATGCCGATCGAGCGCGGCCCCGAGTTGAGACCGGAGGCGCGGGAGCGCGGCATAGGCATCGCGATCGGGAATCTCCAGAACGTCCGCATACGGCAACACAGGCGTCAGCGCGCGCAGATGGGCCGGACCCACCAGTAACACCGTGCGCTGGCGCAAGGGCTCAATGAAATCGATGAGCGCCCCGGCCTTCGAGAGATCATGGAAGACGTCGGCGTTCCACCACGGCAGATCGAGATCGTGCGTGCTGAGCCATCGGGCAATCGCCGAACCGAACCGATCCACGGCCAGCGGCTGAAGACCCAACAGATAGTGCGGCCGTCCCAGCAGGACCCGACGCAGATCGTCTCGGAGCGCCGGCACATACGCCTGCCCGTCGCAGTTGGCCGTCCCGCGCCCAAGAATCGCGCTCCATTCGCCATCGCCCCACCGGGACCAGGCCCACGGCGCCGGCGATCGGAGCCGCTGAGCCATCAGGGCCGTGGTATGGTCGCGCAGCGTTGGCGTCACCGCGAGGCGCGCGGTCCGGCTGAACCGCAGCACGACGTTGGCGTGACGCGACGTGGGGGGCGTTTCCGGCCCGACCGAGCATTCCAGTGGACCAAGCAGTCTCGCCATGCGCTCGGCCTGATCCTCACGACACGTGATCCGTCCACGCGCACACATCGCCACCAGAGGCGCGTATCGAGTGATCGTCTCGTCGTCACATTCCGACAGGGCGTAATCGCTCAGACAGAAGGTCCCAGGCGCAACTGTGATCGTGTCAAGCCGGTCTGGCTCGACGAAGCGCGTCTCGAGACCGTGGCAGGCCAGATAGGCACGTGCCACCGCCAGCGACTCGGGCAGGTCAAGGATCGTGTAGTCGCTGATGTCGGCACAGAGCACCCGCTGTCCGCCATAGCCGCCCCCGATTTCCAACACGGCCGGCGCGTCACCGATCTCGTCCGCAACCTGCAGAAAGCGCAACGACCCTGTGCTCCAGCGTCCGCCCGAGATGGCGTGCCGGCGCGGTGCCCCGATCCGATCATTGGCCGCGACCCGAGCCGCGATGACGTCACGGGGGTGGTGCTGCAGGAGCCAGCAAAGAAACGCCTCGGTCGTCGCCCGATTCCGCCGGTCATTACCGACCACGGCCGCGTAGGCCCGATCCTGCTTGAAGCGCGAGGCATTGGGCTTGGCGCCGAGTTCACGGGCGATCCGTCGGCACGCCGCCAGGTACGCCGTGTCGCGCCCTACCCCAGCCATGCGATCAACTCCTCGCGCGACAGACGTGGCGCGGTATCGGACGTCACCGCGGCCGGAGGCGACGG